TTCAAGAATGCCGGGACACCAAAACGTGGCCGTTAATTCACGTTAGAAGTTAGAGTTTTTGAGGCAAAGCGAAAAAATTATTTTTTGATTGGCTGGAAAAGTTGCTTATATAGGTGATTTTTATTGCGCTTTGTTTTGGCTATTAGTAGGGTATGCGACGTCTCATATAAAATAAGGGGAATTTTGTGTTTTATTTTTTAGAAAAAGTGGTTGATCGATTCCGTGGCCGTAAGCCGGATAATGTTTATGAGCGTTACTTGGAAAGGCAGCGCGAGTACTACAAACATCTGAACGACGACAGCTGGAAAGAAAAAAATAAAAAGCTTGATTGATTATGGGATATCCCATACGCTGGCTTTAACTATCTAGCGAGGTTGAAAAATGAAATTATTGGATACTACCGGCGGCAACACCAAGATCGCCAAAACGCAAGCCCTGACTAATGGCATTCGATTAGCGCAGCTTAGCTTGCATCCTGATAACGAACTGTGCCCCGGGAGCAAAGCAGCCCAGTGTATAGACGATTGTCTTTTGTATTCTGGTTTGGCTGCGGTTTACGATTCCGTGAACGAAGCCCGGGCAAGAAAAACAGAATTTTTTAAAACTGACGAATCCGGGTTTCTGGAGCAACTGCGCCGAGAACTACATAACTTTTTAAAACTTTGTGCAAAGCTTGGTTTGATTCCATGGGTTAGGTTAAATGTTCTCTCGGACGTGGCTTGGGAGAAATACGGCATTCCGCAAGAATTCCCAGATCTGAATCTGTATGACTATACAAAACGTGCGGCTAGGCTTTTAAAGGTCCCATCTAACTATCACTTGATGTTTAGTTATAGCGGCGCGGCTAAGTATCACAACCAAGTTTTAAAAGCTTTTGAGACTGGCGTTCCTATTGCTGCGGTTTTTCGTGGCCCAATGCCTGAAACTTTTTTAGGTCGCGAGGTTGTTAATGGTGATCGATCCGATCTTTTAAATCTTAGCCAGCCCGGGAAGATTATCGGATTGAAAGCGAAAGGACCGGCTTTGGTTCCAAGCGAAACTAATAAATTTTTCGTAGTTGATTCCACAAACCGGGAAGTTTTCGAGAATCGATTTTTTAAACAAATACCCTTGAAAGCGGCGGCTTAACCTGTCATATTCGGGCTATGGGATATCCCATACTTTTATTAATTAGCGAGGTTACAAATGATAGATTTAGAAAAATGTTTTCAGGCTGTGAAACGCGGCGTTGAAATTTCAGAAAAGGCCGACAAAAACTATTCGAACTGGGTTTCGCGGCAAACTAAACTCCAAGCGATGATGGATATCAGCGCAGCGCACAAATCGCAGCCGCTCGACATTGATAGATGGCTGGCGGCGGACGATACCAATTTTATGCATGACTTGATTGGTATTCACAACCATATAAACCGCGAGACCGGGAAGCTTGAAAATGCTTTCCTGCCCCGCTTCGCTAAATGATGGCGGAGTATTTTAAATTGCCCAACGGCGTAGAACTTAGCCTGATCACGAGCTTTGCTCTAGATCGGGTTTTGTTTTTAGGATCGGCAACGGGAAGCCATTCCCTAGCACTATCTGAATCGACGCCGGATCGGATCGCCTCACATTGGCTTGGCTATAAAGAAAACGCCCTTCGCAATTACTGGGCTAATGAATAGCAGCCGCAACCCACTAGCAGCCCGGGCATGTCCCGGGCTTTTTTTTGCTTTTTTTTAAAACTTAGATGTGCGATTATATGCGAGCCGGAAGGCAATTTTTTAAAAATAACTAGTGAGGTTAATTAAATGTTAGAAGGTACACCCTTTAAAATTCTAGAAAACGAAAATGGCTCTTTAGAGTCGATCTTAAAAACCGTTAATGATCAGGCGGCCCGGGCGGCTGATTACATCGCGCCGAGTTCTAAAATGCAGGTTAGATCCGCCGACGGCGAAACTAGCGTCATTTTGGAGGCGGAGCGTGGTGAGCCAACGCGGTTTTTAAAAACTAATGACGTAGCGTTTACGCAACTTGCGGAAAAATGCAGCTTTGACGTTCGCAGCGCGAGGCGTTTTCGTGATGATGAGAAATACGCGCCGCATTTTGACGGGCTGATTAACGAAATCCTGCAGAATGAACCTAAGAACCATATGCTCCGCACGTTTGAAAACTTAGATGGTGAGCAACCGACCTTGCGGGCGATTGTTTCTGACAAGTTTAAGACGTTCGATAACGTTGATTTAATACAGGCAGCGTTGCCGCAGCTGATCGGGACCGAGGCGGAGTGGCAGGTAATAAATGGCTGTGTTACTGATCGCAAAATGTCTATCCGTTTAAAGTCCCGGGTTCAAACTGGCCAGCCAGCCGTTGGGGATCTAATGGCGAACGGGCTTTTTTTGTCGAATAGCGAAGTTGGCCATGGCGCGGTAGCCTGCTCGCAAATGTACTGGACGTTGGAATGTTTGAACGGAATGCAAACCGCTAACACGTCTCGAAATACGCATGTAACCGGCGGGCGCGGTTCTGATCACTGGGACCTATTGACGCAAGAAACGAAAGATTTAGACAACCGGGCACTGGCTGCAAAGATTAGAGACATCGTCGGAAGTTATGCCAGCCGTGAATCTTTTGATGAAATTCTCGTAAAAATGGCGAACGCGCACGAAGATAGAATCGAGGGCGGGTTGACTAATCCGAGCGCAGTAGTCGACGCCGTGGTTAAGGTTTTAAATGTTCCGAAGAAAAACAGCGAGTCGATCATGGCCGGTCTTATGTCAACTATTCAGCAAGAAGGATACGTTGGTAAGCCCCTTAGCCGAGCTACCATCGTTAACGCGGTCACCGCCGTGGCTAATAATGCCGAGCCTGACAAAGTGGACGACTGGCAGCTTGCCGGATCGACTATTCTCGATTTGAATCGCAGTCAGTGGGAAGTGATCGCGAAGGCACCTAACGCAAGCGAGAAAATTGCAGCCTGATCTAACAGCTGCAGCGACTAAGCCCGGTTAATCCCGGGCTTTTTTTTGCCTGCGCTTTGGGGCTATACTTCCCGGATGCGAGAAATCGCATACTTTTTTAATAACTAGTGAGGTTTGCACTTATGTGTAACAACAAAATCGAAATAGCCGTTCCAAGCGGCTGGGACTATCGGACCGTAGAATACCCTTGCGGTTCTACTTCAATTGAGGGCGGCATGATTTTATGCCCAGCTTGCGAGCCGCAGCGCAAACACCGGCAGGCTATCGCCGACGCGGATAACGCTTGGGCACGTTCCGCTGGCATGGGGGAAATATGAGTAACTCAATTTTGTTTCGAGAACTGGGAGATGTTGAAATTGCAGAATTCAAAGCATACGCCCGGGAAAATCACAAAGCCGGCGACCCTATTGAGCGCGAGATTTGGCACCCCGTGATAGTCGAAGAGTGTGAGCTGATCGACAGGGAAGCGATCACTGGCATGGGGGAAATATGAGCGCAGAAAATTACGATTTGATTCACCGGCCTAGTTTCCACACTCAGGCTTTAATCTTTAGTGCCGCTCTTGAGAACGGGACCGAAGACCGCGACCGAGTAGCAGCTCGTCAGGAACTGATCAAGCTCGGTTATCGCTGCGATCTATTGCAGCGCCATTGGCACTTTCAGTTAACCGGCCGCAATCTTGATATTCAGTATTTTGAAAACGAGATTGAAAACGAAATGGAAAAACAATTTCCTAGCGGTCCGGTGACTGTTCGCTTTGCGCGTTGATCTAATAACCGCCGCAATTAAGCCCGGGCATGTCCCGGGTTTTTTTTGGGTTTTATTTGTTGCTGCTAGAGCCGCCGCGCAATTGATATGCGATACTTCCCGCATGAACTCATTAATCATTAGCTGTAGCGCAAACAAGTTAACCGGAGCGCACCGGGCTTTGGACTTGTACCAAGCGCGACAATTCAAGATTGCTAGGCAGCTGCAGGATCGCGGCTGGACCGTTTTTGTTCTAAGTGCAAAGCATGGGCTTATTTCCGGATCGGATTTGATCGCGGACTATGACCAGAAAATGAATCGGTCCCGGGCTGCAGAATTGTCTGCCCAACTCCCGGAGATATTCCCAGCCGGTCCCGTTTACGTTTACGGCGGCAAGCTTTATCGCGACGTGGTCAAGAGCTGGGCGGATCGACTAGGCCAGCTGCAGCCGCAAGAGCTGATCGGATTGAACCGCGGCAATGGCGACCATTACCGGGCACTGGCTGCCCTGATCGATTCCTAACCATTTCCCAGTGAAACATGCCGCCCCGCGGCCCTCTCTCCCTAGCCAAAACCTACCGACCCGTGAACCGTGGCTCGTGAACCGTGGCCCGGGGGCTGCGGACCGTGGACCGTGGACCGTGGAATTTTTTTTATTTTTACGGGCGGAGGATTGGCAGCCGCCGCCGCCGCTGCGCTGGCGCAGAAATGGAGATCGCCCGAGCTGGTTAGTTAGGTATGCGATTTGTCCCATGCCCAGGAGCTGGGTTTTTTCGCAAATTCAACCACTTAGCCGCGGGCTCTTTTCGATCCCCCGAGACGTTGGGACCCCCGGCCTCGGATCGCGTCAAACGGTCCACGAGCTGCAGCCCATCGCGCCGGATCGCCGACGTCGGGCACGTTTGGCCGGGTCGTGTAAAGGTGCAGGTTTTACGCAAACAATCCCATAAAAAACGATATAGGTTTCACTTTGAAAAAAATGTGCTATATTTGCCTCGAATTTAGGTAATTTTTTGTATAGAAATGGCCGAAAATGCAGTAGTCGAGACCCGTGGTCGCCCGTGCAAGACTGAGAACACGCGACTAACGAAGAAGCAATGGGATTTCGTAAACCTTGTCTGCGTAAAGGAGGGAGAAATGACCCTCCGCGAAATAGCCGCTGAAGCGGGATACGCGGCCAAGTCTGCACACACCAGAGCCTATGAGCTGTTAAATCCCCGTTTGAACCCCCATGTCGTCAAAGCCGTGAGAGAACGGCGTCAGGAGCTGGCCGAAAAGTATAATGTTGATTATGGTCGGCACGTGAGGGATTTACAGAGAATCCGTGATGCGGCAATCGAGAACGGAGCTTACTCTGCTGCTGTCCAAGCGGAGTATCGTCGTGGTCAAGCTGCGGATTTGTACGTGTCACGCTCCGAGATCCGTCACGGATCGATAGATTCCATGTCCAAGGCCGATGTAGAAAAAGCCATTTTGGATATCAAACGTCAGTTAGGGGAAGAGCCTAAGATTATTGAAGGTGAGGTGATTGAGCCAGAAGCCGGAAAGCCAGTTTTGGAGTCAGTTAAAGTCGGGACTCCTGAAAGCTCGTAACGACGTTATTTTGACTCGCATTGAGAATGCCAGTACTCCGGGAATCCCGGATATTTTGTTATGCGATGAAAAAAATAATTTTCATTTAATCGAATTGAAGGTATCCAAGGGCAATGTGGTCAAGTTAAGTCCGCATCAGGTAGCGTTTGCTGTGAAGCATTCGGAGGCAAATGTGTGGGTGCTGGTCAAGAAGCTTGGCAAAACGGCCCGGGATTACACGGTATTCTT